CCAAACGGTGCCAGAAATTTAAAGATGCTCGGCATAGCTGGTGCTCTTGGTGTAGCTGGTTTTGGTTTATCTCGTGGCACTCGTTCTGTCCAAGATGAAAATGAAACAAATCAAAGATTAGAAATGCAGCGCAGAGGAATTATATAGTATAATATCGTTACTATACGTATTAAATCTAAATAGGAGAATATCATATGTCAATTTATTGGTTAGCTGAATTTTTAGAAAAAATGGAAAATAAACTTCCTGCAGCTGAGGAAGAATATGTTCAGGCCATGATAGGTATCGTATCAAAATACGGTAAGCTCGCTAATGGTGATGGTAATGGAATATGGGTTGGATATGTTCCAGGTACGGAAAACGATAACCTAACTATAGGTGTCAAGTGTGGTAATTGCGCCCTTTACGAAGGTAATGGTGTTTGCAAGATTGTAGCTCAGACAGTAGAAGACAATGGTTACTGCAGACTAGCTGCGATTCCTGATGGCATAGTAAAAGGTGGCTCAAGAGATGAGTAATTATTGGCTATCAGAATATTCTAATGGCGATGATGAAGATATGCCAGAAGATGAAATGCCCGAGGAGGAACCTGAAGATGAAGAAGATCCAGATGATCCTGAAGAAAAATTAAATCCTCGTCAAAAATTAATGTACGACCAATACGAACAATTGGTTGAAATGTTTGGAAAGTTTGATCAGACATCAAAGGCAAACGGTGCACATTATGCTCCCGCAAAAGTTAACCCCTTCATTAAGCAGGGGATGATTTGTTCTAACTGCGTATTTTTTATGGGTGGTCAGGGATGCGAAATAGTAGCTGGTAAGATTGAGCCTAACGCTGTATGCAAGCTGTGGATTATTCCAGAAGATTTGATTAAATAATCAATCAGAATCATCCATTTCTTTTTTAATTACAGCGCCAAACAGAACTATCATTAAGGTAATAACACTGATTTTTATACCCCATGTCTGTATGTCTCCAGACAAAGTAATAAGAACAAGTATTGTTCCGGCAATTGTCCAAGCCTGGTCGTAAAGTGCAGCTATTAGTTTAGTTATAAATTTTTTCATTATTATATCTCCCTGTTGTTATCTTCTTCTTGAAGCCCCAGCTACTGGAGCAACAGCTATAACTGCACCAGCAGCTATGACCGCTCTTCTTTGTCCCACATTTATGCTGGAACCTAACGGCACATAAGTATTTAAACTTCCTGAGCCAAATATGTTTATTTCTTCTTCGAATGAAGAACGGACTTCTGTTGGAGCGTCTTGTACCGCAGTAATAATTTCCAACGCTTGCTCTTCTGTTATGTCATCAATAGGGATCTCAGCAAAGATTTCTGCTGCTTGTTCTCCATCGATAGATGATAGTACCTCTGCACTTGTAGCAATCTCAGTTGCCTGATCTTCCGTTATTCCATTTTCTATAATTGCATCGACAGCTTCCTGTACTTGCTCATCAGTAACTGTTTCACTACTCAACACGTCAACTAGATTTTCGAATTGTTCGTCACTCAATGGCTGATCTAAGACGGCATCAATGACTGCAGTAAACTCTTCGTCACTCAGTGGTTCTTCGAACACGGTATCAAGCACTTCAGCAAACGCCTCATCACTTAATTCTTCCGCAAACACTTGATCAATAACCTCTGTGAATTGTTCTTCTGATAAATCACCAGATAATAATTCTGTAGCTGCAGCAACTAACTCTTCTTCGTTATCAGCTGAAGTTAAAATTTCATCTACAGCATTAGCGAATTCTTCTTCAGTTAAATCTCCAGATAAAATCTCATCTACTTGATCAGATATTTCTTCCGGAACAGTAGTCTCAGGCTCCGGCTCTATAACTTCTGGTTCAGGAATAGTTGTTTCTGGTTCGGGAACTGTAGTTTCTGGTTCCGGATCAACTGTAGGGGGATCTGTATCTGGAGGAATAACTACAGGAGGAATTGTTTCTGGCTCAGTTGTAGTAGTTATTTCTGGTTCCGGCTCAGTTGTAGTAGTTGTTTCTGGCTCTGGCTCGGTGGTAGTTGTTGTTTCTGGTTCCGGCTCGGTGGTAGTTGTTGTTTCTAGCTCGGGCTCAGTTGTGGTAGTTGTTTCTGGTTCGGGCTCGGTGGTAGTTGTTGTGGCGGGGGTTGGATCAAGAACAGTTGCATCAACAGTGACTTCGGGTCCATACACGCATGGACCTACGCCTGCGCTGGAAAAGCAGCTCTGATTTCCTGCTTTAATGCCAAAGCGAACTGGTCCGTATCCAGTCGTGAGAGGATTGCTACCAGAGAACATCCCAGTGCTTAACAAATAAGTAGTTCCTTGATTAGTCGATAAACCCCAACCGCCTGAGGTGGTTCCACCAATTTCGTCAAGGTCGTAAAAACTAACTGCATAAGCGTAGATGTCAACATTGCTTGATGTTGGCGCATCCCAGTCAAGGTTCACGCTTCCATCTGCGTTGGCAACAGCCGTCAGGTTTGTGACGGCATTGAAGTACGGAGGAGGAGTGACAGACAGACTCTCCCATGATTGACCATCCGCAGAAGTCATAACTCTGTTGTCTGTTCCAGAGTTTGCTACAGCAACATACTTTCCAGCCCCATAAGCAACCCCTTGCCACGAGTTATTTGGAACTCCAGAACCTAGCGTCCAGTTCGCACCATCGGTTGAATAAGCGGAGCGGGAATTTAATCCACCTTCCGCTACCGCAATAAATTTATCTTCGCCGTAGGTGATGTATTTCCACTGGTTAGATGGAACAAGTCCAGCAGACCAGTTCAATCCATTTATGGAGTAACCGCCGTATCTATTTCCCGAGTTTGTGCTGTACTCAAGCCACGAGAAACGACCATTACCAAACGCAACTGTTCGGATATCCACAATTGCACCAGGGTTTTGAGTAGACCAGCCAGTAGTTCCATTGGCGGAAGACCATGCTCTACCAAACTGAGACACAGATACAAACCGTGGAATTGTTGCACTACAGGCAACAGCGTCATGTGACCATCCATAAGATGGAGTGCGTAATGTCCATTCAACACCATCTGTGGAAGACATTACATAACTGCTACCCCAAGTTGCGGTAGCAACAAAAAGACCGCCACAGTTCGTGATTGCTTGCCACTCGCCAACTGGCGCAGTTCTTGATGTCCAAGTAACTCCATCAGGCGAGGTCATTACAGCATTTGAACCAACCGCAACAAACTGATTGTCGGCGTAGGTGATCCCCTGCCAGTTACTATCAGAAGCAGACGTTCTTGAGGTCCAATAATTGCCATTTGTTGAAGTCATGACACGGTTGCCATCTCCGGACGAAGCAACGGCAACAAATTTTCCATCACCGTAAGTCACTGCTTCCCACTGCTGGTCTGCTGGATACCCTGTCGGGACGAAAGCCGCTGGGGTCACTCCTATGGAGACATTATCAATACTTGGACCGTAGTGCCCACTCCAAAAACCTTTGTCCATACCACTAAAGGTTATTGTAGCGGTCGTTGCACCTTGCGGAATGGTAATGGACAGGCTGAAGTTTTCAAGATCATGAGCAACAGATCTAGTGACTGTGGCTGAGGCGGGAGAAGGAGAATTAGAAGATAGCGTTGCTGTCCAGGTGTCTGATATAACACCTTGGCCTACGCTATTTGTCAGGCTATTGTCAACAGCAAATGAAAGAGTTACAGTATCCCCTGGTGTAACAGTGATAGCTTGGAATACTTCGCCGGTCTGATAGGAAAATTGCAAAGCGCCATTGAATAAAACTCCAGAGCCTCCATTTTGGGACACAGTCCATCCAGAGGATCCATTAAAATCCCCGTTGACTAATAAGTTGCTTGCGTGCGCACTTGATAGCGGCGCAAAAAAGCCAACAATAGCTAGTGATATAGTAGAAAACCTAAATAAGTTACCAATAAAATTCCGCATGATAAAGACTCCCATCCTCGATAGAATAGTAAGACTAAAGTCCTTAAATAAGAGCAAGGATTATTGGCACATTGCAAGTTAATGTGATAATATATACATATATTTTATTGATACTGAGGCTTAAATGATTTCTATTTGTACACCAACTTATAATACTGATCCAAGTATTCTAGCTAGAACTTGGGCAAGTCTTAAATCTCAAACTTATACTGATTGGGAATGGGTTGTTTGGGACGATTCTACTAATAATAATACATGGAATCAAATTTATGGTTTAGCGTCTGATGAAAGATTTAGATTGATGGCGCATAAATCACATGTTCATTCTGGAAGCATTGGCAGAGTTAAACGTCAGTGCATGATGGCAGCCGAGGGTGACATTCTAGTAGAGTTAGATCACGATGATGAATTAATGCCCGACGCACTACAGTTAACTGCTGACGCATTTACTGATCCTGAAGTTGGTTTTGTTTATTCTGATTGGTGTGAAATTTTACCAGATGGCCAATCAGGAAGATACCCTGATGGTTGGGCTTTTGGCTATGGTTCCGACTATTGGGATGAAGAACATCAAGTGTGGACAATGGGTGCTCCAGAGATTAATCCTACTACTATTAGACATATCGTTTCAGCGCCTAATCACGTTCGTGCATGGCGAGCAGATGTCTATAGGCAGTTGAATGGACATGATCCTCGTTTTACTGTAGCAGATGATTTTGATCTAGTTGTTAGAACTTTTTTAATTACTAAATTTAATTATATTCCCAAGATGATTTACAAGCAACACATTGGTCCTTCCACTGCACAGCGTACACGCAACGCCTTGATTCAACACAACGTTGCAGAAATCGCAGCTAAATACGATGATTTGATTACTAAACGTTTTGAAGATTTGGAATCTTGTTCTGGCACAACAGAATAAAAAATGTTACTATTAACATAAGCGCTTATTTTATATTCCTATAGAGGTCTTTACATGGCTAATACTATTTTAGTTAAGAATTCAGGTACAACTACGTCTGTACCTGCTTCTATGACTCATGGGGAACTGGCATTAAACTATGCAGATGGCAAGTTATTCTATAAGAACGCATCTAATACTATTGTTGGCGCTAAATTAATTACTGGAATTACTGGCACTACAGATCAAATTACTGTAACTGAAACCTCTGGCTCTTTTGTTGTAAGCTTACCATCCGCCGTCTCAGTTTCTGGCAATATAGCTGCTGGAGGCAACCTCATCTCCAATAACTCATCTGGTGATGAGGGTGGTGAAATTTTCCTAAAGAAAGCAGTTACCAACACCACCCTTACTGGTGGGGTCACTATTGACGTTTGGCAAAACAGACTTCGCTTTTTTGAGCAAGGCGGAAATGCAAGAGGTTTTTATCTTGACATAACTACTGGAGGCGATGGTGTTGGTACCAGTCTTCTTGCTGGCGCACAAGGTCCACAAGGCCCTCAAGGAGCCACAGGCTCCCAGGGAGCTACGGGTTCTCAAGGAGCCACGGGCAGCCAAGGTGCTACTGGTGCTTCTGGAATCACTTTTACTGGCTACGACTATGAAATCCATGTTAGCCAAGTAGATGGAGATGATACTACTGGTAATGGTGATTTACTAACCCCCGTTGCTTCTATTACTAAAGCACTTACTTTAGTGACCTCACAGCGTAAAACAGTTATTGTTCACCCAGGGACATACACGGAAAGCCCATCAATAACTACTCAGTACACAACCATAACTGGCCCTGGTCTTATTGGTGGGAACATAGTTATTTCAGGGACGGTAAGCACAAACACTGGCTGCACCATCTCGGGCATAAAAATGACAAACCTGACGGTCAGCACGCCCGCTGCTCAGGGAAATGTAAACATACTTAACTGTGAGGTTTCTGGCACTTTCACAAAGAGCAGTAACGCCGATTATACGGTTGCTCGTGTGTGTGATTTTGGTACTACAAGTATCACTGGCGCTGGTTTGGTTTTAATCTTTGGAGGTAACCCCAACTTTATAACAGTCAATAACGCTAGTGCGAATGTAATTGTTAAGAGTGCAGTGACTGTTGCCCCAGTGTTAACTGCTGGAACTTTATCTCTTATTGATTCGATTGTTGCTGCTGCTGTGACTAACGCCGTTACATCTTCTTCATCAAGCGTTGTAACTTTATCCAACTGTCAGTTTTTAACATCAAATCTAAGCAGCGTTGCTCCAGTTGAGCTAAACGGTTTTTATTCAATTCTCAACTGTGTTTACGACAAACCTTCCTCGACCTTGGCTGCTTCATCAGGCACTGGCGGCACGACCAATTCTATTAACTACTTCCAGTACATCAACGCAGATAAGTTTGTAACTCAAGGTGGAACTTCTACTCAATTTGTAAAGGGTGATGGCTCTCTTGATTCCACAAGCCCAATTGGCCCCCAAGGCCCTCAGGGTGATATTGGGCCCCAAGGTTCAACTGGAGCACAAGGTGAAACAGGTCCTCAAGGAGCTACTGGCCCCCAAGGTTCTCAAGGCGCAACAGGAGCCCAAGGATCAACAGGCCCTCAGGGGTCAGTGGGACCACAAGGCGATACTGGCCCTCAAGGTCCGCAGGGATCCGTTGGAGCCCAGGGAGCCACAGGAGCCCAGGGAGCCACAGGAGCCCAGGGAGCCACAGGAGCCCAGGGTGCAACTGGCCCCCAAGGAGATGTCGGATCCCAAGGCGCTACCGGTGCCCAAGGTGCAACCGGACCACAGGGGCCTCAAGGAGACGTTGGCACACAGGGAGCACAGGGAGCACAAGGTGCGAGTGGACCACAAGGGGACGCAGGAGCACAAGGCGCTACCGGCCCTCAGGGGGCAACAGGTTCCACTGGCGCTCAAGGAGACATAGGCCCACAAGGTTCCACTGGTCCCCAAGGGGCAACAGGGGCTACTGGATCTCAAGGACCACAGGGTTCAGCTGGCCCTGAAGGTGCAACGGGACCCCAGGGTGCTACTGGAGCTCAAGGTAGCGAAGGACCAGTTGGTGGAGATGGCCCACAGGGTGACGTTGGTCCGCAAGGAGCTACAGGTTCTCAAGGTGCAACTGGAGCACAAGGATCAACGGGTCCGCAAGGCCCACAGGGGGACGTCGGTTCTCAAGGTGCAACCGGTGCTCAGGGAGCGACAGGAGCTCAAGGAGCAACAGGATCACAAGGTGCAACAGGATCACAAGGCGCAACAGGACCTCAGGGTTTAACAGGCGCCCAAGGGGATACGGGACCTCAGGGTTCAGTTGGTCCACAGGGTGACGTCGGACCTCAGGGAGCAGTTGGCTCGCAAGGCGCACAAGGCGCTACTGGCCCTCAAGGCGCCACTGGCCCACAAGGCGCAACTGGTCCCCAAGGTGCAACTGGGCCACAGGGAGATGTGGGAGCTCAGGGATCCGTTGGTCCACAG